GGCAAGTTGATCGTTGACATTTTCGACCCTACCACCGAAGCAGACCCGAGGGCTGCCCTGGGTAGCTTCCTTCGCAGCGTCGCGCAAATGATTATCAGCACCCTGATCGGTATCGCCGTGACGGCAGCCGTGACCGCCGTGGTGACCTCCTTCGTGCCCGGCCTTGCCGCTGTCGGTGCTGCCGGCGCTGCGAAGACCGCCTCCGCGATCGGAGGGCTGCTGGGCTCGATCGGCGGGGCTATCGGCCTGGCCGAGGGTGGCACCGTCCCCGGCTCTGCTGCGGCCTCTCCCCACGCCCTCGCCGCGCGCCCTCGGGGGATCGCCAAGAGCGACACCGTCCCTGCCTGGCTCACGCCCGGGGAGACCGTGATCAGCGCCCCCAAGTCGCGCAAGTATGCGGCTGGGATCCAGGGGATCGTAAGCGGGCTGATCAACCCCATGGACCTCGCGGCGCTGGCAGGCGCCCGGCGCTCAACCCCCACGGCGAGGGTGTCGCGGGCGCGAGGGTTCGCTGTCGGAGGAACTGTCGGCGGCCTGCGCCAAGGGCCTACCGCCCAAATCACCTCGGCTGGTCGCCAGGCCGCCAGCGCTGGGCCCGCGACCGCGGTCGTCCAGGCCAATGATCAGTCCATGGAGCGCATGCTGCGCGGGGGGCGCGGTGCCATGCTTCAGTTCGTCGAGAACAACCGCGCCGCTTTCAATAGGGCGCTCTCGTGAGCACCGACCCACTCCGCCACGACTGGTCCGTCCAGGCCCGCATTGAGACGCGCTGGGAGACCGACATTGGGGTCTCGCTCCTAGAGGACGCCGAGAGCCGCAGGCAGGTCTACTCCGTCCCTCTGAGGACGCAGAACGCCAACCTCAAGTGCCTGGACCAGCAGCTAACCTCGCGCCTCGCCATGACTCTCTACCGGAGGACGACCCAGAAGGTGGTGGTGCCGATCTACCCCGACGTTACAGGGGTGACCTCGGACTCCACCGGCACGGTGATCAACTGCGACACGACCAACCGGCGCTTCTTCGTAGGTCGCAAGATCGTTGTGATCCCCTTCAACGGGGGCACCTTCGGGGAGGCCCTGGTCCACGAGGTCGTCTCCTTCACGGCCACCACAATCACAATCACCGTGGCGCTCACCGCGACCGTCCCGGCGCGCTCCTTCGTCTTCCCCGCCATGGAGGCGCACCAGGAGCTGGAGGCCGACCTCTCGCTCCTGACGAACTTTGTGGGCACCTACGAGACGCGCTCGACCGAGACCCACCCCGCGCTGCCCGAGTCCAACGGACCTACCAACCCCTCCGGGTTCCCTGTCCACCTAGGGCTGCCGATCTTCACCTTCCCCCACAACTGGGTCTCTAACTACGGCATGACCTACCTTCGCACGGGGGATCTCGTCCCCTCGGGTAAGGATCGCCTGACAGCGATCGGTGGCGGCAAGGGGCGCTGGTCCCTCTCCTTCGCCATGACCTTCCTGAAGGACAGGGCCGGCGTTTTCTCCCTTATGAAGTTCTTCGATTCGAGGCGCGGGCGGCTGCTCCCCTTCTGGGCGATTGCCCCCATGCCCGTCTTTGAGTTCCTTTCGCTCGGATCCACTTTTGTAGATATTTTGGGCAACTTCGACTTCGCTGACACCGACTGCCTGGCCCACATTGCTGTCGTCCTGAAGAACGGGGACATTGAGGTTCGGCGGATCACCAACAAGGTCCAGCTTGGCGGGTTCCCTCCCTTCCCGCTCTTCTTCCGATTCCTGGTCACTCCGGCGTTTCCCCCTGTCGGGAATAGCGACGTGGACTATGTGACTCTGGCTATCAAGGGGCGCTTCACAGAGGACGTGTTTGAAGAGCGGTGGACCACAAATCAGGACTGCGACGTGTCCTTGAGCGTGATAGAACTAATCTCCGAGGAGACGGTCACCCCGCCCTTCCCGACTGAGATTCCCTATATCCCGCCCGAGCCCTTCTCGGCATGTCCCCTGCCGGCACCTTAATGGCTACCACCGAACTCGACACGCCTACCCAATCGGCCCGCTGGCTGCTGATCTTTACGTGGGGCTCCAACACGCTGAGGCTGACCGATCGCGAGACCGACCAGACCGAGGCCGCGCTGGGCGGGGTTTTCACGGCTGCGCCCTCCCTGGAGATCGAGCTTCCGGCGAACACGGGCGACCTCGACGAGCGCCCGCTGATCCTGCGCGTCCTGCGGGACTCCAACGCGCTCTTCCAGGCGCTGACCAGCGGAGAGTCTCACGCGCCTGTCACCGTCAAGATCTACGAGCAGATCAGCCAGGCCAGCGGCTCGCCTTACTCGACCCTCTTTCACTACTGGGGTCGGTTCTCCCGCGTCGTCGGCAACACTGAGGGCCGCGAGGGTCTCGTGCGGATCGAGGCCCTAACCCTCAAGAGCGATCTGGAGATCCCCATGGGGCTTCCCTGCACGCCCCAATGCGTCTGGACTCTCGGGGACCACAACTGCCTGGCGATCCTGCCCCTCTTTACGGGAACGGTGGCCTCCCTGCCCCAGACCTCTCAGGCTATCTTGACTGGGGTCCTACCCAACGCAGATCCGCACTACTACGAGCGCGGATACCTTCACCTTGACGGACTGCGGATCGGCATTGCGGCCTGGGACGGCGCAGACCCGACCCTCTTCACGCTGCGGACCAAGGTCCCCCAAGCCTGGATCGGACAGGTGGTGGGCGTGGTGCCCGGCTGCGACAAGACGATCGCGACGTGCCGCTCGCGCTACAACCGTGAGGAGACCTTCGGCGGCTTCGGCTTCGGAATCCCTGATCACCAGCCCAACATTGAGAGTTCGTTCTAGTGGACATGAGGGACTTCAAGTGGGCCGAGATTGAGTCTCACCTTGAGGCGAGGCTGCATTACGTCCTTACCTCGTGGGTCGGAACCTCTTACCACCCCGGGTGGCAGTGCAAGGGCGCGGGCGTGGATTGTGTCCGCTTCGTCTGCGGGGTCCTCGACGAGCTGTATGGAGTCACTACCCCGATCGAGACCCTGCCGCCAGACACCGCTATGCACAACGCGCGGGGCGCCGTGGGCGTCATGCACAAGATCAAAGTCCTCTACAAGCCCAACATGGCCGTGCGAGACGGGACGATCTCCCCAGGAGACGTGGTCGTAATGGGCCCGCGCGACGGGGGTCCGGGGCACGCGCTGATCGCCGGCCCGAGCAGGAACACGCTCTGGCACTCCACGGGCCTCGGAGTCCAAGTCACGGGCCTCGGCTTCGCTGACGGGATCCACAACAAGATCTACCGCGTCTTTCGGTGTGGGGACAGGGACCTATGGGCACGCTGATCTCCAAGCCCGAGTTTGTTGAGGCGCCCTTTGTCCTAGACGACAGGGCCTCCACTACGGCGGAGCGTGGGGCCTTCGTCCCCTATCTCCTAGGCTACCGGAGGGTCGCACCGAACATTCTCTGGGTCGGCGACCGCACAGGGGTTCAGGAGGAGGACTCCTCCACGTCCCCCGGGGGCGGCAAGGGCTCACGCAAGAAAAGCTCCTCCTCCAGCTCCAACAAGCGCACCGTCTACCGGGAGAGCGCCTGGCACGGGCTGGCCGTGGGCAGCGGGGGCCCCGCGCAGAACAACGGGGAGTGTCGCCTGCACCGGATTTGGAGGGCCGGCAAGATTGTCTGGGACCAGACGGTCGGGCAGGGCGTGAACCCCTCCGGCTCCTCCTTCCAGACCTCTGAGGGCAACACCTTCTCTATCTTCTGGGGCGAGCGCACCCAGCCAGTGAACACGTTTCTACAAGACGCCAACAGAATTGGAATCGCCTCCCGCTGGCCGAACCTGCTCTATGTCGTCTGGGAACAGGCCAAGCTGGGGCCCAGCCCTGTCTGGCCGGTCTTTGAGTATGAGATCGAGGTGCCGCTGCTGAAGCCCCAGAAGGGCAACATTATTTGCAACTCCCACGGCAACTTTGACTACGGGGCTATCCAGTATCCCGAGGCGGATCCCGCGCTGAATGGCGGGGTCAACGAGTGGAACGGGGCTCACACCCTCGACCAGCTCCTCTTCGCGCAGTGGCCGCAGGGGCTGGAGCTTGACCCCTATATGTTTGACCAGTATTCCTTCGAGCACCTCGGGGTAGTGATCGACGCGGAGCCGATCTTCACTTCCCTGATCGGGGATCAAGGGCGCACGGCAAAGGAGCTGATCGAGGATCTCATGGCCGACCTCGGCTTCGTGATCCCCTGGGAGGTCAACTGGAACGCGACCTTCGCGCAGGACTACTCCCGCTTTGTCCTCCGCCCTCTGCGGGACCCAAACACTGGGCCTCCCCCTCCGACTCTGCCCTCGGAGTATGTGGCCGACCTCCTGGCCCCCGAGATCGACCTCTCCATGCGCCCCGTGAAGGTGAGCCAAGTCAACTGGCAATTCGCTGACAAGGCCCACGAGTTCGCCAATCAGACCGTGTCCCAGTATGCGGACGACCGAAGCGACTTTATCAAGAGCCCCAAGGTCACGACCAAGAGCCTGCCCACGGTGACGACCCTCTTCGTCGCCTCGAAGGTCTCTGAGCGGCGTGCCCAGGAGGCCCTCGGCACAGAGATCAAGCACAAGATCAAGGCCCTGCGGCAGGCCCGCTACCTCACCCCGGGGCGCACGTTCTTCATGGCCGGCGTGACGGACCTCCTCCTCGTGGAGAGCGTGGAGATCACCCAGGGGTCGCGCAAGGTCACGATCAACGCCGTGTCCGACTTCTACGGGCGCAAGGCCTCTGGCTTCCTGCCCTCCAGTGGGGGCTCCACTCCCCAGACTCCGCCGCCTCCGCTGGCCGACCTCGCCCGTCTGTTCATTGAGGTCCCCGCCGAGATCGCCCAAGGGCAGGTCTCTGTCTCCGAGCTTAGGATTCGAGCAAACGCTGATCAGCTCTTCGCCTTCATGCACGTCTCGACTGACAACCTTAACTATCAGTTTATAGACACCGACAAGGGGGTCACCGCTGGCGGTAATCTGCTTGCCGCGATCGACGTGACAGACCCCTACGAGCTTGCTGTGGGTCCTGAGATCAACGTGATCGGCCCCGACATTGGCTCCGTGGCCGACCTCACAGGACAGACAGCGCAGTGGCGTCTGGGGACCCAGATCGCTGTGATCGGGCAGGAGATCTTCTTCCTCCAAAAGATCGTCCCCACCGGGCCCAACACCATGCGCCTTGAGGGCCTGATCCGCGCTCGCTACAACACAGAGCGTGCGACGCATGGGATCGGCGAGACGGTCTTTATCTTCCGGGACACCGAACTCAAGCGGCTCTTCGATCCTCTGATCGCTCCGCTCCAAGACCTCTACATTAAGGGCCAGCCGGTGGCCTCTACGGCTCTGGCCCTGGGCTCCGTCGTGCCGGTCAGCAAGCTCCCCGTCTACGGGCTAGGGCTCGTGCCAGAGCCTCCCCGGAACCTCCGGGTCCGTGCCCCGCAGATCAACGTCCCCGCCTACCAGACCGGGCAGGACATTGAACTGGCTTGGGGCTTCTTCACCCAGGCTCCTGGGTCCTCCTTCTCGGGGGCGGGCCTGATCAACGCCGGCACGCCAGCCCCGATCGGCCCCCTGATCGGGGAGTTCTTCTTGCAGATTGAGAACGAGGCTGGCACTGTGATCGGCAGGACTGTGGTCCTTACCGTGGCGGCCTACACCTACACCAACGCAAACTTGGTAGCCGACTTTGGGAGCGAGATCAACGTCCGCTTCCGGCTCGTCCACCGCAACGGAGGCTTTGTGAGTGATCCCTCGACCACCCTCCTCGTGAGCTTCGTCTAATGGCACGCCCCGTCACCACGCCGGTTCAAAGCTCGGTTCAGGGCTGGGACGCCACGCTAAACGACTGGCGATCGACCCTGTTCGACGCGCCCTACCCGGTCCCTGAGTTCGCCGACTTCGCGTCGCTGCCTCCGGCGAACATGCACGACCGTTGTATCGCCGCGACGGTCGTGGACAACAAGATCTGGAGGAGCAACGGGGTTGCCTGGATCGACCTTGCCTCCGGCCCTGTGGTCACGCCGCAGCCCCTCGGCGTCTCCATGGACGTGGCCGGCTTCTTCTCTGTCGGCACCGACCTTGGCTCTTCCAACATTATCGGGGCCTGCACGCTGCTGCTCTTCTCGGGGCGCCGCGAGATTGCAGGCACGGCTGGCACAACCTCTATCCAGCTTGAGATCAACGGAGCGCCCCTAGCGGGCGCTGTTCTCTCCTGGGTTCCTGCCGACGTGGCATGGGCCCGCAAGTCCGTGGTGCTTTCCCAGGCAGTGGCCTTGGGCGATCGCCTCTCCTTCCGCATTCTGACCGCTGAGGTCGGCGGCGCCGGCCTGATCACGGAGGCCCACTCGTGAGCACCTCAATCCAAAACGGCGGGCTCTCGACGCCGCTCAACCTCGACGCCTTTGGGCGCCTGCGCACAAGCAACCCCGCGACGCTGGTCTCCACGACCAACATTCACGACGACACGCCCGCGCTCTGGGAGAACGAGGTCGCCAATGGCGGGACTGCGACCCACGTTCCGGGCAAGGCGCGCGTCGAGTTGGCCGTCACCACAGCGCACCTCAGCAAGGCGATCAGGCAGACCCGCTTCTATGTTCCCTACCAGCCCGGGAAGTCGCTGCTGCTGCTGAGCACCTTCTGCCTCAACACGGTGTCCACCAACTCCATTCAGCGAGCGGGCTACTACGACGACAACGACGGGATCTTCCTTGAGCGTCGCCTGGTGCAGGGCCTGGGCTTCGTGATCAGGACCTCCACAAGCGGCTCCCCCGTAGACACCCAGATCCTCCAGACCAACTGGAACGGGGACAAGCTCGACGGCTCGGGCCCCAGTGGGATCACGCTTGATCCCTCCAAGACCCAGATCATGTGGATCGATCTTGAGTGGCTCGGCGTCGGCAGCGTGCGCGTCGGCTTCGTGATCGACGGTGCCTTTATTTGCTGCCACAAATTCAATCACGCGAACTCCCTCGACGTGGTTTACATGGCAAGCGGTAACCTCCCGTGGCGCTTCGAGCTATACAACCTATCTGGCGCAACGAACGGGGCAATGCGCCTCGACCAGATCTGCTTCTCGGCGATCTTGGAGGGCGGCGAGCTTGAGGCATTCTCGCGCCCTCACGGCACCGACATTGGGACCAAGGTCTCCGTTGCCGTCGCCACCGAGACGCCCATTCTCGCCTACCGCCTAAAGGCGGCCTTCAACAAGGCGCTGCTGGCGCCTACGGGCTTCAACGTGGTCGCGGAGGATAACACCAAGGCATTCTATGTCCGCGCCTACGTGGTCCCCACAGGGGCTGTCGTCGGAGGATCTTGGGTCAGCGTCAGCGACGCTGTTGAGGCCAATGCCACCATGACCAGCGCCACCCTCACGAGCCGGCGCCTGCTCGGGGTCGCGCTGGGTAGCGACAAGGGCAGGCTCGCCGCTGGCTTGCTGGAAGCGATCGGCACTGTCGGTCGGGACAAGGCTGGGACCGTTGACGAGGTCGTAATCACTATCGAATCCATGACCGCTGTGAGCGACTTCTGGTGCTCGGCGGATTGGAAAGAGATCTACTAAATGAACTCCATTACCTTCAACGCCCAAGTCCACGTCGAAATGTCGTGGACGGAACTCAAGGCCCTCTACGAGGACAAGGTTCTGCGCCTTCAGAGGCTGGAACTGGCTACCTCCTGGCAGTGCTGGGTCTCTGACGGGCCGACCGTCTACTCCACGAGGCTCTACCTAGCCTCGAAGGAGCCCAGGGGCTGGTCCCAGGAGCAGAAAGACGAGAACGCCTCGGACCTCGCGGTCATGCTGGCCCAGCCTCACGGACTCCTCGACACCCACGCTACGCGGCAGGAGCTTGTGGTGGGGGAGCGAGGATCCCGCATGGACGGCTGCGTCACCGACTGGATCCTCGCGGGGTGGGTGCGCGCGAGCTTCGCCCTGACCCAGGACAGTCACATTGCCTTCGCTCACGCGAAGAGCTTCCAGGCCCTGCCGGGCGACTACGGCAAGACGGTGGTGATCCACCCTGCCGGGCGCTTCCTGTTCCCTACTGGACTGAGCGCCGGGGCTACGACGATCGACGCGGGGGATCCGGCGAAGGCCGGTCCCTACGCCTATCCCGGGGCTCATGTGGAGCTGTGGTCGAGTGCGGACGACACGGCAGATCTGCTGGAGGCTATCGAGGTCGAGAGCGTCTCGGGTCAGATCGTGACTTTGGTCCGCGCGACCACGGTCTCTTTGGGCGCGGACGCGCAGGCTGTCCCTATCCTCAAGAGCTACACCCCGCTGAGGGGGGACAAGGGGCTCGACGGGGGCGCGCGCTTCGTGGGGAGCCAGACCGAAAAGCTCGGCAACCCAGGGGAGGCCTCTGCCGTCGTCACTGCCGGCGCCGAGGTCGGGATTCGGTTCTTCGCGAGCCGTGCGCGCGTTGCCGGAGAGGAAACCGCGCTGGCGATCACCGCCATGCTGAGAGACGTGCTGTGAAGTTCCACCTGCTGAGCGAGTTCTCTCCCGAGGCCCAGGGGAAATACGCCAACGGGCTAGGCCCCAAGGGGCCCCAAGGGCGCGGCGGCTTCAAGTTCCGCATGCTGCGCATGCTCCTGGTCTGGGTCGGGCTGGCCGCCCTCTTCGACGGGCCCGCCAAGCGGCACGACCTCCTCTACCTCGCTGGGGGGACCGAGAAGGACCGCGAGTGGGTGGATCTCCTCTTCCTCGGGGACTGCCTGCGCGAGGTCACGAGGCTCAAGCTCCGGCGCCTGCGCGGCTGGTGCGCGCGAGCGCTGGCGCACCTCGTCTTCGAGACGGCACGGGAGTTCGGGGAGCCCCAGTGGTCGGAGCGGTCCATGCCGCTGACGGCCTCCCAGATCAACTTCATGGCACAAGGCAAGGACGCCTAGCGTCTGCCGCCGCTGCCGGGGGAGGACTTCCATGTTCCCCCTCCCCCGGTGGCGGTTTTTATTTCTGAGAAGGCGCTTGGTCTTGTCGGAGGCGTCGAGTAAGGTTGGCCCTGTCATGGAGACGAGATCGCGGGTGGGTAGCGCCTACTAGCGAAGCTGTCTGAAGGCCGGGAAGCACGCCCCGGAGTCCCAGAGCGAAGTGGTCATTGGGAGGCCTAGAAGCTCGTCAGAACCTCCTCGTTAGCGGCTAGTCGAACTAGAGATCCGGGACGATCACAATAGCCGTGTGTCCCTAGGAAGGAGCCCAGCGCCGAAAGGTTGCTGGGCTTCTTTCATTGGTTCAGGCCGGCTGCGCGACCGTCCTGCAGCGGAAGTGGTAGGGCGGTAACCCGAGGTCCCCGAAGATCCGCCTGAAGCGCGCGGAGCTTCCCTGAGGCGTTTCCAGGGGCCACGTTGAGCGCATGGTCTCCCTGTCCCCCGCGCTGACGGCCTCGAAGTAGGCGCCCA